CCAAGAGCCAATAAGGATGAGGCGCTGGAAAGCCTCAACGAGTTCAAAGAAATGGCGCTGGAGCAGACTGCTGCGGTTGGGAAGTTGAGCGCAACCGTCCGCGCAATGGCTGCCCGCATCGACCATTTGGAGAACAGCTGGGTTAGCCATGGGGCGGCAGTCCAGGGTCTGCGCGAGCTGACCGATTTGGTTGCCAATGAAAAGGACATCAAGCCGTGGGCGGTTCGCTGGCAGCATAATCTGCGCCAGATTCTCCCTGCAGTCGTTCGGAGCGTGAATGGCTCAACGGTTGATGATGGCGGGGTATGTGGCAATGACTGATGCGCCGTCAGACGTCGACTACCTTGGCGATTCCGTTTATGTGGAATACGACGGGTACCACATCATTCTGGAAACCCGAAATGGCCTGCCAGACGATCCCAGCAACCGCATCGCCCTGGAGCCTGACGTCATGCAGGCTTTGGTTAGATACGCGATCGCTCGCGGCCTAGAGTGCATAGGAGGATCCAATGGCTGAGGTGGGTTTCACTATCAAGCGGGCTCACCTTCCGGCTTTCCGCGAATACCTGGTCGCAAACGGCTATCAGTTCAAGGAACCGAAAAGTGGTGGCGCCGTAATGATTGTCATCTGCAGGGCCGTCGACAAGGATAACCGCCCCCGGGATCCGCAGAAGATCACGCGCATCAAGGGGATCCGGGGCGCGTTTTCGGTCGGGGATTGGTTGTGTGCCGTTGTGCTGCGATTCTACCGCGAGCAAATCGAGGCCAGAAAAGAGGGTGGTGATTATGCCTAACTTTCCACCGTATGAAGGGCTGGTCCACATTGAGGATTTAGTTATCCGGCGCGAGGGATTTCACGCTCGGCTGTACGACGCAGACGGCGATAGTTTGGGTACGCTGCCGGCGGATTGGACAGACGACCATATCAGCCAGGCCGTCATCTTCGCCAATGGCCTCTACATGCGCGGTGTCCGCGCGGGGCGCAATCAGCAGATGGCAGACCTGAGATCGACTTTCGCCGCCCTGTTCGGCGGGATTACCCAACAAAACACCTTATAGGAGAGCATGAAATGGAAGAGCGCAATAAGCAGCCGCGATCACGGCGCTGGCAATACGCCATCATCGGGGCCTGTATCGGCGGCCTGGTCGTCGGGTTCCTAGCTCTGGCGTTTCGCGGGCCAACGGTGATCTCGATCAACAACGGCTGTTGCTGCCAACAGCAGTGGTGCGTAGTGCCGGGAGAGAAGGTTGGCAATGTGGGCAAAAAAACACCCACATTGCCAACCCCAGGCGAGGCACTGGCGGATTCCGCCAGTGGTTCGTGTTGTCAGCCCGGCATCACCGAGAGGTATTTCCCATTTGCCCCTTTCGTGTCTGGCGCCCCTGGAGGTTCTGGCGGTGGGCGTAGCAGCCAGCCTGATGATCTTCCGGCCGGCAAGATACCGGAGCCGTCAGTCTTGGCGCTGGTGTTGATTGGCGCTATCGGGTTGCTTGGGAGGGTCGTATGACGCTGGCATGCGGATGCGAAGGAGAGCTTTATGTCGAGCTCCCGGACGATACGACACCCTGCAATGGCACCTTAATCTGTCCAGAGTGCAGGAAACTGATTCACAAAGGCCAGCCGCACTACCGCGCGTGGACCTGGGGCGTTGATGAAAATGGTGATGAGTTTGTGCGCGACATCCGGGAGGTTTGCGAGGCCTGCGGAGACCTTGCTCAGGCCCTCCTGGAGCGCGGATTTTGCTGGTATTGGGGTGAGCTGCGCGCTGATGTCCGCGCCCTTCACGAGTTAGAGACCGGGGAGAAATGACGATGAAAGCGCTATTTATTGAACCGCGAGCCAGGTCGATAACCGAAATCGACCTGGAGGATGCTGGCGACGGTGGAGCCGCAGATATTTGTCGGCGTATTGATTGCGATCTTTTCAACACGGTGCGCTCAAGCCGCGACATGGATGGCGGTGGCGACATTATGTATGTGGACGATATGGGTATGTACCGTCAACCACTGTACTGCAACGATATTTTCTCGTTCACAGGGTATCCGATCCCGCTGATTGGAAATGCGGTCGTGGTTGGCTGTGATTCAGCCGGAGAAAGCGTCGACGTATCCTCCTCTGTTGAGGAGATGACGCGACGGATTACCTTTATCCCGCGTTTCTGCCCCGAGGTAGAGTTCGACTGTGAATACCTGGAGGACGAGGCCGAGGAGGAGCAAGAGCCATGCGAGTGACTGAGAAGGAGGCCAAGGAAATGCTGTGCCCTATGAAGCTGGCCAACTTCGACGCCGATCGGTGGTGTGAAAGCACTAACTGCATGGCCTTCAAGGAGGTAGGCCAGGACGTCCGGTTCGACGAGCAGGGCGCCGACCACCAGGTAACAATCTACGTCTGCGGCCTGGCGAGGCTACTGTGAGCAAGCTGCGCAAGTCTGCCCAGGGCCAGGAGTGCTTGGTGCGGATCCCTGGCGTCTGTAGCGGCGGCGTTGGCACAACCGTCCTGGCCCACCTGGGCGGGGCCGGAATGGGCCGGAAACACCCCGACTTGCTCGGGGCCTTCTGCTGCTACCAGTGCCACCAGGCCATCGACGGCCACCACAAGACCCACTACACCCGCGACGAGCTCAAGCTGATGCACCTCGAGGGCATGGTCCGCACCCAGCTGTTTTGGATCCGGGAGGGGTTCATCAATGTCTGACGTGCCGGAGGTCTGCCCGCAGTGCCAGAGCCGCCAGGGCATCAAAGTGGTGAACACCAACGGCACCCAGGAGGGCGTAGACGTCTATTGCGAGGATTGCGGCTGGCCCGATGAGGACTTCGGTGGAGGCCACCAGGAGGGTTGCCCCTGCCCGATCGAGGAGTGCGCCGGCCACCTGGAGTACCAGACGCCAGAGAATTGCGCTTGCCACATCTCGCCGCCTTGCTCGGCGTGTGTCGAGAACCCGCTTACCTGCGACGTCTGCGGCCTGGAGGTCAAACCAGATTCCTGAACCCGCCCAAAAAAACAAGATTTAACCAGGCCTGAGTTTTACACCTGACAACAAGAGGAAGAAACGCATGAACGCAGTAATGACAGCTGCCCAGGAGACGGTGGCAATATTCCTGTACGGGAGGCGCGACCGGATCCCGAAAACCTGGGGGGCGATGAAGGGAGCCCTCAAGCGCCGAGGTAAGCGGCGGGAAAAGAAAATCAACCGGATTGACCTGGCTTACGGCTACCGTGAGTTTATGACGGTCGACGAGGTGGTGCAGAACGCCGAGGCCGCGTTATCGCACTTGGCTGCGAAGGCCAGCGATACACAAATAGCGAGGATGAAGGAGAACGACGCGCTGTGCGTCGAGCGCAAAGAGTGGGCGGATATGCGCCTGCTTGGCCCATTGATCCCCGCCGAGGGACAAGTGTGGAACGATAGCCTGCAGAAGAACCCAAGAGTGAATCTTGAGTTTGGCCTGCCGACGTTCGCCTTTGTCGGTCTTCGTACCGACCGATCAGAGAAGAACGCGGCAAAGCATGTTTTTTTCATCCTGCGAAAGCTGACCTTCCCCCCGCCGTTGTACCGATTCAGGACTCCAGGGCACGCCTATGAGCTGCAGGAGGTCTACCACTGGAAACACGACAGCAAGGAGGACAGCTTTCGGGCGATGGTCTCGATCTGCCCGGAAACAGGAAAGATCGACGTTATGGAGTATTTGACCGAGCACTACCTGTATATCCCCAGGCGCAAAGGCCGAAGCCACGGCAGAGGGAATGGCTACAAGACGGTGCGGTGGATCAAAAGCGGGTACAACATGTTCATGTCGCCAGCCGACCGAAAGAGTGAAAAATGGACCGCCCCAACCGTCGCCGCCATGATGATAAACACGTTCCAGCAGATCGAATCGAGCTGGTATCTGTCGGCATCAGACAGCCGAGGGCGGGTAAACTTCATGCTCACAATGGAGGAGGCCCTGAAGCTGTTTAAGGACCGCCAGACCGCGCTGACGCCGAGCGGAAAGCGAAAGAAGATCATCCATTGGGTTTCCGCCCATCATCGACACCTGAAAGGCGGCAAGCAATCGAACGTCAAGACGCATCTGCGCGGCGAGAGACACTTCAAGTGGCGCGACCTGGATATCTCCATCTACCTGCCAGGTAAGCACATCGACATGATTACCGAGCTGGGGCCGGAAGTCTGCCAGACCATCGGCAACCCCCCGTTTTGGGCTCGGATAAGCCCCAAAATGTTCCGCGTTTGGGCAGACCGGGAGGAGCGCAGAAACAATAAGGCGATGAAGCGATTCGATGACACGATAACCAACCCGCACACTGGCGAGGTTGTGCATATATCGCGTATGAGCGACGAGTCGCGCGCGGTGGCCAATAAGCTGCATGACCGCTACGCAGGGAATGTATTGAAATGAGCAATCCAGCCCACGACACCCACCACCTGAGGATCGGCCACGGCAAGCACAAGGGAGAGCTGTACACGCGGATCCCCGCGAGCTACCTGCGCTGGATGGTCAACGAGGCGGCGAAAGGCTGGCATTTTGCCCAGGCTGAGCTCGATCGCCGCGGGACCAAGCTGCCGGACATCGAGGTATCCCGGCACGCCATTGACCGGGCCAGCATTCGCTGCCGGAAAATCTGGCACAACACCAAGCTCGACGACGAAGAGGGGATCCTGAGCTGGATCGAGCGGATCGCCCAGGAGGCAATGGACGCCGACCCGGGTAACGAGACCGAGGCCTACCGATACCAAGGCCTTCAGATCATCATCCAGAAGGGGGAGCGCTACCCCATCGTGAAAACCATCATGCCTAAGAGGGCCAAGCAAAATGAATGAAGACATGAACGACGAGGTGGAGCATTACCTGCGCCAGCTCACCGATGCACAAGGCCCGGAGGCCAGGACCGCTATCTACGACAAGATCCAGGAGGAGCACCCGGAGCTGCTGGGCGACACGTTCCTGGCGATGATCGAGTACCAGGCGGCGCTGATCGACCACCTGTTGACCACCTCCATGCCAGACCTGGCCAAGGAGCTGAACGACGACCTGATCGCCAGGAAGCGAGACGGGGTAGTCGAGTTCCCCCGCGAGGGCAAGCGCCTGGACCTGAAGGACATCGAGGTGGACCCCAATGCCTGACCGCGCCAGCTACAAAAAAGGCAGCTTGCTGACCTGGGAGAAGGACGGGCCAATGATTATCAAGGGAGTGGATATAGACCTTGGTCATGGTCAGGGACCAATTATCGCGTCGAACACCGTGCTTAACGAGTACGGATGGCGCACTCGGCTGCTGGCCACCTGGCTCGTTTTTATCGGCATGGCCCATGCTGTTGTATTCCTGGAGGACGACGAAGATGCCTGACAAGCCCAAGATCAAGACCCTGGTGGGCCTGGAGCCCCACCGGGAGGGTGAGTATCCGGTCCAGTTCCAGGTCGGATTCGAGGAGATAACCAGGATCGACTACGAGCTGCAAAATTTCGGCACCTACGGGATTGGGCTCTACCACGTCTACAAGGGCAATGATCTGATCTGCTCCATGCAGCAGCAGGCGGTCGCCGAAGTCTATTACTTCGCGCCCGAACTAGCCCCCAATGAGTGACCAGCTGCCCGCGCGTTGGCGCCACCGCAGGGGTTTCTATTGGTATAGGGTTCCGCCTGGCTTGGAGCTGCTGTGGGACGACTGCCAGGAGTACAAGCTGGGCCGTACACTGGATGAGGCCTGGGACGAGTGGGCCAGAAAATTAGCGGAGACCTACCCGGCGGACACCGTGACGATCGGAGACCTGTTCGACCGGATGCTGGTATCCGAGATACCCAACATGCCGCGGGCCAGGGCAGAGATATACATCACCAGCTTTCGGCGTCTGCGCCCGGTTTTCGGGCATGTGCGCATGGAAAGCGTTACTCACGATCATGCCAGCAAATATCTTGATTTATCTGCTCGCCGGCAGTGGCGCGGCGTCGGCAATGGCATCACCAGCGCCGCCAACGACATCGACGTGCTTACAAACTGCCTGAGCCAGGCCGCTATCTGGGGCCTTGTGGATGAAAATCCCCTACTCGAGCCGCCACGCAAGGACCGCCCAATACTCCGGAGATATCTTGAGCCCTGGGAGATCAGCGAGATTATGTTCATGGGCATCGATGAGAATATCGACCGCCGGCGTCGCCGAACCCTGCAGATCGGCAAGTGCTACGTCGCGCTCAAGCTGATAACCGGAGCAACCCGCCGCGAGCTCCTGACATTAGGCCCGGGCCATATCAAGTCCGGGGGAATCTTGATTGGCGACGACATAGTGCCCTGGGATCCGGATGGATTTATGCGGTCAGCAGTCAATATCCTGCGATCGATGGCCCCGACGCACCGGGATCCATACCTGATCGTCAGTCGCCTTGGAAAGCCATACCACGACCCAGATACAGACTCGCACCGTGGTTTTGACTCGCTGTGGCGCCGTTTCGTGTCGGATGTTGTGAAGATGACAGCCATCAAAGAACCCTTCGCAGAATTGCACCTGGTCGCTGCGAGGAATGACCTTGCCGCAATCGCGACGGCGCTCAGCAATGAAACAGGGGAAAATCCCCCCTTTGCCCCAGGAAATGCGTCAGACTGATCGCACGCGGCATATATCCTAATACCGTGCACGGTTAAGTTACTGAAATAGTTGGCAAACCCTGCCGTTTTCACTACTGTTATCGCCATGCTCCACAGCTGCCTGTGAAGATACCCACCCCCGAAATGGTGATTCAAGGACTGGCCCGCCGCGACGCGGGCCTTTTTTCTTATGCCGAAGAAGACAAAGGCCAAGAAGCTCACGCCGCTGCAGATATTCTTTCTGGATGATCTGTACGCCCACCCAGATGAGGCTCAAGGCACTGTTTATGCGCGGCATTATCGCGCCACCGGGAAAGCCGCCGCTGCCGCCGCTTCGCGCTTACTGAGACGCGAAGAGGCGAAGTTGTACCTGGCCGCGAAAGCCGAGGCAACTGCAGAGCGTAACCACATCACCGAGGATGAAATTGTGCAGCGGCTTTGGCAGCTCGCGGATTTCGATATCTCGAAAATACTGAATGATGTCGGTGACTTGCGGCCATGGGATGAGATTCCGGAAGCAGAGCGCAGGGCCATTGCCTCCATCACCCCGATGCAGGGCGGAATGTTCAAGCTAACCTTTGTTAATCGGGAGTCATGCTTGGCCAGGACAGCTGAAATGCTTGGCTTTGGGGCAAAGAATAAGGCCAAAGCAGATGAGAGCTCAGTGCTGAGAGACCTATTCAACTTCGTGCAGAAGAACAGCGACACCGGCAAGCCGGGGACATTGAAGTTTGACCTTTCGCTGGCCGCCCGCAGCCAATTTGATTCTGAATGATGGATGGAGGCGCCAGTCAGGATTGAGATAGACCAGCGCCAATACGCCGACCAGGCCTGGCGCCTATCCAATCTCTACATGATCGCGAACAAGCGCGGTCGCCTGGTGCGGTTCATACCCAACGAGGCGCAAATGCGCCTGCTGCTGAATCTGCATACCCGCAACGTCATATTGAAAGCGCGGCAGTTTGGATTCACGACGGCCATGTGTATCTACGGCCTCGACTGCGTTGTGTGGAAGGCCAGCTTCCAGGCCGGAATCATTGCTCACAACCTGGATGACGCGGAAAAGATATTCCGGACCAAGATCCGCGTCCCGTACAACAACCTGCCCGAGGCCATCAAGATGATGAGCCCGGCCAAGCAGGCGCGCTCGAAAGAATTCATCTTCGAGCACAAAGAGGCTGGAGAAACCACCGAATCGGCAATATCGGTCAGCACGAGCTACCGATCCGGCACCCTGCAGCTGCTCCACGTATCTGAGTTCGGCAAGATCGCGGTCAAGTACCCAGAGAAAGCCCGGGAGATCATGACCGGCGCCCTCGAGGCTGTCCCGCAGAACGGGATCGCCGTGTTCGAGTCCACCGCCGAGGGCAACGCGGGCCGCTTTTTCGATATGTGCCAGGAGGCCCAGAACCTCGAGAAGGAGCACAGGCCGCTTACCCCGCTGGAGTTTAAGTTTCACTTCCAGCCATGGTGGGATAGCAAGGAATACCGCTTCTCGCCGGAGGTCGCAGAAGCCTTCACTTTCCGCGACTACGAGCTCGAATACTTCACAAAACTGGAGGACGAGCACGGCGTTGCCCTGGATCTCGGGCAGCGCGCTTGGTACGCCGCCAAGTGGCGGGCCTTGGGCGACGACATCCTGCGGGAATACCCGTCTACCCCCGAGGAGGCCTTTCAGGTCGCCATCGAGGGCGCGTACTACGCAAAGGAAATGGCCGCGATGCGCCGCGAGGGCCGGATCCTCAAGATCCCGGTGGCCACGAAACTTCCGGTGCACACCTTCTGGGATCTGGGCAGGAACGACGTGAATGCCATCTGGTTCATGCAGCACATTGGTGGCGTCTACCGGTTCATCGACTACTACGAGAACAGCGGCGAGTCCCTTGAGCACTACGCCAAGGAGCTCAAGAAGAAGCCGTATATCTACGGCATGCACTACCTACCGCACGACGCGGAGGTGACCGACATCACGCGCAGCGACAACCTGACGCGCGAGCAAGTGCTGAACAGCTTGCAGATCAAGCCTACCGAGATCGTGCCCAGAGTGCAGGACATCGGCGAAGGCATCGAAATGACCAGGCAATCCCTATCTGAGTGCTGGATCGATGAGACGCGCTGCGCGACAGGAATCAAGGGCTTGGACAACTATAGAAAGGAATGGGACGAGAAGCTGGGCACCTTCAAGCAGCGTCCGCTGCACGATTGGGCCAGTAACCCGGCAGACGCCTTCCGGCAGTTCGCCCAGGGCTACAAAGCCAAGAAGGCCGCCAAGAAACCGCAACGCCGCGGCAACTGGAGAACCAGGTAACAGTGACCAGGAACAACAAGCGACCGCCGACCAAGAAATACCCCGAGTTCACGCTGTTCTACAGTTACGTTTCGGCGACGAACAAGGTCGATGACACTGAGCCCTGTATGTGCCTTGGCCGGGCGGGGATCAAGCGGAGCGCATGGGTTATCCCGCTGAGCGCCGCCCACATGTATGCCGACAGCCAGACCGGAGAGCCCACCAAGTACCTGATCGGCAAATCTGTTGAGATTGCCTCACACCTTGGCTTGGGTATTACGAAAGACACTTGTTTCAAGATCATGAGCGTGATCGTGGACAACCTTTCCGACCTTATACGGATGCCGCCATGGGCTGGCTTCGATATGGACCAGATCGTTCGAGAGGCCGAGCGCCAACAACTCAAGGTCACTCTGAACGGCGAAGAGCTATTGGATACTACGCGATGAGCAAAATACTCACACGTTATGAGCTGGTGATGACACCTGAAGCTGTCGCAGAGATGCTTCGCACCGGCTCAAGACACAAGATCGAGGATGGCCTGCCGCACGAATTCGGAGAGGAGCCTGACCTGGTGAGTGCCGATATCGATGATCGCGGCTATCTGCGCCTGGTGTTTGTTGACCGGGGCGCCGAGCAAGCGCCGCCGATTGCGATCTGTAAGCCGCTGACCATCACAACCCTTGAGGAGCTGCCATAAATGCCGATATCGAACGCGCCTATCCTCCTGGATGATGTGCTGGGAGACGTTGAGGCGGACGCGCGCTACCAGGCCATCGAGGGCGGCAAGAAACAGAAGATGCAGGAGGCCATCAAGGATCACGAGGGCCGCCTGGGTGATTGGTGGTACCAGTCTCGCGTGTACCATGCCGAGAATCGGCAGGAAATGGCCACCGACGAGGATTTCGCGGACGGAATCCAATGGACCGAGGAGGACAAGGCGGTGCTCCAGGAGCGGGGCCAGGCTCCGCTGGTGTTCAACGAGTGCAAGCCGGCAATCGAGTGGATCTGCGGCACCGAGCGCCGCAGCCGCGTGGATTGGAAAGTCCACCCGCGCACCGATGAGGATCGCGTGCCGGCAGAGCGTAAAACCAAGCTGCTGAAGTATCTCAGCGACGTGAATCGCGCACCCTGGCACCGCAGCCGCGCTTTCCGCGAGGCCGCGACCGCCGGCCTTGGATGGATCGAAACCGGAATTCGCGGCAATGCAGACCGCGAGCCGCTGTTTGTGCGCTCCGAGAGCTGGCGGAATATGTGGTACGACCCGATCTCGCGGGAGTTTGACCTATCCGATGCCAGGTTCCTGCACCGGGCGCGGATCCTGGACCTAGATGTAGCGGGCGCCATGTTCCCATGGGCCAAAGAGACGATCTTGAAAGCGTCTGGCACCCTCGAACAGATCGCCTCGCATGCGTCCGATGACTTTTTCGAGAGCCAGCTTTACTACGACGCCGATGCGAGCCATACCGTTGTGGTCGCCGATGCCTTGTCTGCCCGGGAGCTGGGCCGGCGGCGCGTCATTCCCATGGTTGAAACCTGGTACCGGATACCCGCCCAGGTACAGATCGTGCGGGGATGGGACCGTTACGATGGTCTCGAGTACGACGAAACGAACGGTGAAATGAAGGAGGCCACCGAGACGGGCGACCTGATCCTATTCAACGCCATCCGGATGCGGATGCGCTGCGCGGTTGGCATCGAGGACGGGCAGCTGCTCCAGGATCTTCCAACCCCATATCGGCATCAGCGGTACCCATTTGTGCCGGTCTGGGGCTACCGCAGGGCAAGAGACGGAAAGCCGTATGGCGTTTTGCGCAATGCCAGGGATCCGCAGGAAGACCTTAACAAGCGCCGCAGCAAGGCGCTGTATATCCTGTCCAGCAACCGCGTCATCATGGACGAGGATGCTGTGGACGAAGAGGAACACGGCAACGTCGAGGAGATTGTGGCGGATCCTTCTGGCGTCATCCGCAAGAAACGTGGCAGTGATTTCACCCTGGAAACCGACCGCGGGTTGGCGCGCGAGCATGTCGAAATGGGGATCCAGGACTCAGAGTATATCCGCCAGACGTCCGGCGTTACTGGCGAGAACCTGGGCCTTGAGAGCAACGCAACCAGCGGCAAGGCCATCATGGCCAGGCAAAACCAGGGGTCCGTGGTCACGACGACCCTATTCGACAACCTGCGCCTCGCCATCCAGATATCCGGAGAGCTACAGCTTTCCAATGTCGAGCAGTTTTACTCCTGGGAAAAGGTGATCCGGATCACCAACGAGCGCGGCAAACCAGAATTCGTAAACATCAACGGCGCCAACCCAGAAACCGGGGAGCTGGAAGACCCTATCACCGCCAGCCAGGCGGATTTCATCGTCGAAGAGACCCCATTCCACGAGACAGTCCGCCAGGCAATGTTCGAGCAGATGTCCGATATGGTGGCCAAGCAGCCCGCGGAGATCGCCATCCAGTTGCTCGACATGGTTTTCGAGTTGTCCGACCTGCCAGGCAAGGACGCCATGGTTGCCAGGATTCGACAGATCAACGGCCAGTCAGACCCGGACGAGCCAGACGACCCGGCGATGATTCAGAAGCGCATGGAGCAAGAGCGCCAGCAGCAGGAGCAGGCGGCGCTCGCCATGCGCGACGCCCTATCTACCATCGAGGAGCGGGAAGCGAAAACCGCCAAGACCCAGCAGGAGGCGCAGCGCGCTGCCCTGGAGAACCTTTCCGCCTCACTACAGACGGCACTCGAAAGTCTCCAGGCCCCAGCACTTGCGCCTACCGCCGACACACTGCTGCAGGAGGCCGCGCAATCTTCGGCCCCCAAGCCAGCGGTGCCGCCGGCGCCGGGCTTGGTTCAGCCAGGGCCGCCTCCCCTGGTCCAATAGTCGAGGAGTTACTAAATGCCACCGAAGCAAGCAGCAGCCGCAGTAGACGTAGACGACGAAGCCGCAGCAGTCAATCCGGATAGCCTGACAGACGACGAAATGGAAGGCCTTTCCGATGAGGAGCGCGCCGCACTGGATTACGACGAGCCAGGAGACGATGCCGACGACAAGCCGAAAGACGAGGAAGACGCCGGCGATGGCGAGGAACAGGAAGTCGAGACCGCTGAAGATGACAAAGAGGCAGGCAAGCAGGAGCCTGAGCCCGCCGCAGCTGCCAAAGAGGAGCAGCCCGCCGGCGACGAGGGCCAGGATAAGAGCGAAGAAGCTGGGACCGCTACTCAACAGGACGACGTAGCAGAGCTCTCCAGAGCCTACCAGGAGAGCATGGGCGCCCTTGATGAAGAGTACGCAGGCCTGGGTAAGAAGGTCGAAGACGGCGACATGACTTTCGCGCAGTATCACGAGCGCGTGAAGGAGATCAACGACGCGAAGATGGCAACGCGCTCGGCCTATGAGGACGACCTGAATTGGCAGCGCGCGCAGTCGACATTCTTTAAGGATGAGGCCAACGCGGCGTTTCTTGACCCGATGCGCCAGACCTTCCTGCAGGCCACGCTGGACAAAATGTACAAGGACGGCGAACTCAATGGCGTCGACTACGGATCGGCGATTCTCAAGGCCGCAGAACGGGTTAAAGGAGCTTTGAATATCGGGGCAGAGTCCGCCTCGCAGCCCCCAAAAGTCCAGGCAAAGCCGAAAAAGGCCCAGCCCAAGATCCCGCAAACCCTGGGCGACGTGCCGCCCGCGGATGACAATATGATAGAGCCTGATAAGTTCCGACACCTGGAAGGGCTTGAAGGTGACGACCTTGAGGCTGCGCTTGCCAAGATGCCCACTTCCGAAGTGGACGCCTGGCTGGAGAGCGCGGGCTAAATGTCGGCATTCGTTGATCTCGAGCTCGGCGGGACTCTCCTGGTTGGAGACACCCGCATCGAGCTCGTAAAAAAACATGGGAGACGTGTCCGCTTGAAGGTGGACGCTCCCAAGTCTGTGAAGCTCGCGACGCAGACAACCCCCCCGGCGAAAGCTGTTACCAGCTGACGCTACCCACCAACCCGGCCCTTTCGCGCAAGAGTGCGACCGAGTTGAAGTTTGACATTCAACTGAGGAGCACTACGAAATGGCTCGCACTATCGTGGGTTTGAACGACCCGAAAGCAGTACACCACTACAGCGCGATGCTGGCAGTGGACACCGCGCGCACCGGATACTGGTCGCGCAAATTCATGGCTCGTGGCGAAGACGGCATGGCGCCGATCACGATGCTGTCCAAGCTGGAGAACGACGCCGGCGAAAATATCAGCTACGACTTGTCCGTACAGCTGGCAATGGAGCCCGTCGAGGGCGACGACGTGCTGGAGGGTCAGGAAGAAGACCTCAAGTTTTATTCGGATAACGTCTACATCGACCAGATGCGCGGCGGCGTGAACACCGGCGGGCGTATGACCCGCAAGCGCACCATCCACAATCTCCGCAAGATCGCGCGCAAGCGTCAGGCGGAATGGTGGTCGCGTGTGTTCGACGAGCTGTTCTTCATGTACGGCTCTGGCGCCAGGGGCATCAACCCGGACTACATTTTCCGCCTGGGTTACACCGGACGCGCCAATAACGCTTTCGAGGCCCCGGATGCACAGCATCAAATGTATGCCGGTGCTGCAACCTCTAAGGCGTCACTGGTTTCCACCGACAAAGTGGAGCTGGCTACGATCGACAAGGTGAAGGTTCGCGCCGAGGTTATGGGCGGCGGGATCCAGCAGACCCCGCAGATCCAGCCGATTCTGATCGATGGCGAGGAGCATTATGTGTTCCTGATGCACACCTGGTCGGAATTTGACGTGCGCACCGCCACCGGCGAAGGTAAGTGGCTGGACATCCAGAAGGCGGCAACTGGCGCCGAAGGGCGCAAGAATCCGATCTTCAAAGGCAGCCTTGGCATGTACAACAATGTTGTCCTGCACTCGCATAAAGCCGTGGTCCGGTTCGACGATTACGGCGCCGGCGGCGATGTTGGTGCGGCTCGCAACCTCTTTCTTGGCCGCCAGGGCCTCGTCTGTGCATTCGGCTCCCCGGGCACCGGCCTGCGCTTTGACTGGCATGAGGAAAGCCGCGACAACGGCAACCAGGCGGTCATCACCACGTCCACGATCGTCGGAACCAAGAAGTGCCGCTTCAACAACAAGGATTTCGGTTTGATTTCCGTTGATTCGGCTGCCGCTGATCCGACTTGATCGTCCCTGATTAGGGACGCCATCTGGCGCCCCTATCTGGCAACCCTTACTTTCAGGAGATTTTTGAAATGTCTACTTATGACGCAGCAAAAGCGGAGGTGCGGTTTCCTGCTCCGTCCGCTTCAGTTCAGGGCGACGTGAAGGCGAACCGGGGTTTCATCGACCTGGCCGTTACCGGCGCCCTGGCGATCAACGATATCGTCAACCTGGCCAAACTTCCGGCCAAGCATCTGCCCGTCGATTGCATTATCGATACCGACGCCGTTGATACCGGTTCAGCTGTCGTGCTGAATTTTGAGATTTACGACCCGGTAGGCGATGATTCCTACGCAATCAACACCGGATCCATCGTTGGCAGGGCTGGCGGCATCGACCGGATGGACGAGCTCGCGGCACTGCGCATGCCGATAATCGACAATGACTGCTATCTGCGGGCTGTTGTTGCTACCGGCCCAACCACTGGCGCCACCACCGGCAAGCTGGCCGCGACCCTGATGTACCGAGGGGCCGAGGTGCTTGACCGATAACCAGAGGGCGTAGCCCTTCCCTGGAGCCGCCTTGGCTCCAGGGTATTAAACCCGGAGCTCCGAATGGCGAAAACGATGATTGAGTGCCTTATTCGACGTCCACACGGTACTGTTGTGACGTTGGGCGAGGATGAAAACGAGTACCACTTCCAGCCAAATGAGCACGGAGCTCACGTTTGCGCGGTCGAAGACAGCGATCACGCCCAGCGACTTCTTTCAATTCGCGAGGCGTATGCGCTCTATGAGCCAGGCGCCAAGCCCGGCAAGATCAAAAAGCCAGCCATCGAAGAGCCTGTCGATGAGGGTTTCGATGTACAGGACGAGCTTGTTGACGCCACCGATCCAGACGAGACGGATGACCTGGAGGTCGAGGCCTTGGCAGACCCGATCGCAGCAAGCAACCGCGCGATTCAACGCTGGGCCGACAACCGCGGACTCAACCATCGTAGCAAAACGGCAGTCGCCGATTACGCGATGAACACGTTCGGAATGGAGCTGGACAAGTCAAAAACGGCGCTACTTATGACGCGCGAACTCATTCAGTTGGAAGCGGCGGCCATTGAAGATGCTGAAGTCTGAAGATATGGCTACGCACGATAAGGATTGCGCTGAGCGCCCGTATGCAAGCAGGGCATCCGACGATCGCCGACTGACTGACATTCAGGAGTCGGTGCATGAGATACGATCGGACGTCCGCGGTCTCGAAAGGCGGTTCGAGCGCGGCGAGGAGCGGATAACCGACGTCGAGCGCAAGGTGATCGAGAACACGTCAGCCCAGCGCGCGCTCGAGCAGGTCATGAGTAGTGAGACGCTTCGATTGACCGACAAGATCGATACCGTAAACGGCAGTGTCAACGCCGTTGCAGTTAGGCTGCAGGCGCATTCCGACCAACAGAGCAGGGACTTTAAGGGCGCCATGCGCATCTTGGTCACAATTTTACTGTCGATTTTTGGCACCGCTGGAATGGTAGTAATCCAACACATTATGGATAAGGCACCAAAATGACAGCATCGCGTGGCATCCGAAACAACAACCCCCTGAATATTCGCAGGACAGACATTGCCTGGAAGGGCAAGGTAGCCGGGACGGATCCTGAATTCGAGACGTTTCAAGCCCCGGAGTGGGGGATTCGAGCGGGTGTCAGAAACCTGCAGTCGTACCAGGAGCAGCACGACCTTAATACCTTGCGTGGAATCATCGCCCGCTGGGCGCCGCCGGCAGAGAATGACACTGGCGCCTACCTGGATGCCGTTTCCACCTGGTCCGGGATCGCAAAAGATGAGTACCTTGATCTGTCCAATTATGAGACGACTCTTGCCGTGGTTCGCGCCATGTGCCGTATGGAAAACGGACGAGCTCCAGCTGACGCAGAAAGCTGGTATCCGCTGGACACCTGGGAGAAGGGCCTAAGACTGGCTGGCCTGAGCCCAAGCAAGCCGCTGGCTCAATCCAGGACCATGAAGGGAACCACCGTCGCCGGCGGCGCAGCGTCGATCGCTGGAACCGCCCTCTTGGCTCAAATGTTGGGCCTTTCTCCAGAAATCGTGGCTTTCCTGCCGGACGCGCTCGACGGCCTCACCGCCCAGCAGTTTGCATGGTTGATGATCGGCATATCGGTCGCCGGAAATCTGTATGCCGCCTGGGCGCGCAAGGATGACAAAACCGAAGGGAGGCTGTGACGTGCGAGTAACAAAATCAGGGCCAGAGACCGTAGAGATACCCAGGGAGGTAAGGTCGGCAATCTACCTGGTGCTGGGCTGGCTGCTCATGGTGATTGGCTTGTCACTTTTGCTTGGCTGCGCCCCGCAGAACACCAAGCCCCTGACCTATGCCGACACCATCACCGCCGCCGAGGAGCTGGTGATTACCGCGGCGAACACACTGGCCGATGCAGCAGACGCCGGCGTGATTTCAAGGGATTCTGCGGCCTACAGGGGGCTCAAGGAGTCCATCATTGATGCTTCGCAAATGGTCAGGTTCGCTTGGGCCGCTTACCTGGACGGTAACCAGGACGAGGCCGAGCAGTGGCGCCAGGCGATTATCATGCTGTATGGCCAAATCCGCCCAGCCCTGGCCGAGATCGCAAAGGAGCCGCCGCAATGATCGACCCTGTAACCGCGTCCCTGCTTATCAAGCTGGCCGACATCGCTATCATTGGCGTCACCACCTGGCAAAGCGCCCGCGAGGCCAAGGACGACCTGCAGCCAGGCCTTCTGGAGCTGCGAGCCCTCAAGCAGCGCATCGAGGATGGCGACGTCACTCCCACCGAGGCTGACCGTATGGCTGATATCGTCCTCGAGGAGCTTATGGCCCCCCTCGACGAGGCTGTTGCCCGTCTTTGACATCCAACCAGGAGCACCATCCATGAGATTAAAGCACCCCGCCCGCATGTCACGCGCGCCCGCCCCATCCGCCCCTATGACCGCCGCAGAGAAAAATACTGTCGGCGACAAGATTTACAGTGCCAAGAAAAAGAAGGATCGACGCCTTGGCAACATCATGGACCAGATCCAATCCGGGCGTGGGCGGTAATTCCGCCGCAGATCACTGAAACCAGGCGGGCGTTCTAATGGCAAGCAAAGTGAACATAAGGGTGGACCAGGGATCGACATACACCCATGAATTCACCTGGATTGATGAGCAAACCGAGACGGAAATCAATATTTCAGGATATTCGGCAAGATGGCAGATTAGGCCATCCGTTGAATCGGATACCCTCTTGCTCGACGGCGACACAGATACAAAGGGAATGATCGAGATTGCGGATGGGGTCGCCGGCCTGGTTGTTATCACTATTCCAAGCGCGATATCTGAGGCCTGGGATTCAGGAATAACCGAGGCCGTTTACGATGTCGAGATTGAATCTCCGTCCGGAGAATCGACCCGCATTGCCGAGGGTGGCATAACGATCTCCCCAGAAGTCACCAGAAGCCAACCCATACCCTAATCTAATATTTCACATCTTTTGAGGATAGAGACATGACCGTAGGCGTTTTCACTTTTACCGACGCTGGCTCCCTGGCCTGCCGTAAAAACATCATTGACCTTGAGAACGACACTATCGTTGGAGTCTTGGTCGACGCTGCGCATACTCCGTCAGTGGTCAACGACGACGTGTATTCGGATATTTCCGCCAATGAGTGCGACGACGCCGATTATATCGCCTCGTTTGCAGAGGGCCACGTCATTACCAATATCGCATGGACACTGCAATCTACTCGAAACTTCAAGCTCGACGCCGACGACCTTGACTTTGGCAATGCCGTGACTATCGCAGCTAAATATCTCTACCTGCTCAAACGAGCAGGGGCATCATTGGTCGCTGGCGATCTCATTGTCGGGTTCATGGACTTGCAGACCGAGGGAGGCAATGCGAGCTCGACCAATGGCAATTTTGACCCAGGCTGGGATCCCACCAACGGTTTGTTTGTGGATACGTTGACGCCATAAGGTCGGGATCACTGAAGAAAGAAATGGCACGGACATAGTGACGAATAGGGGCGGGTTGAAAATGAAATACTTGATTTGGTCGGCGTTACTCGCGAGCGGTATAGCAACCGCTGCAATTACCTTCCAAGATCAGCATGGAAACGTGCTCGAGGGAAGTATTGCCGGAATCGTGACCGTTACGATCCCAGAAGTTACACCACCAGAACCTGATCCGGTTGACACCGATGGCGATGGCCTGGCCGATGACGTGGACGCTTGCCCTACTGAGCCAGCAGACACTGCGGACGGGTGTCCATTGCCGCCACTGGATAGCGATGGTGATGGCATTGCAGATGAGATAGACGCTTGCCCGGATGTCTTCGCAGATACGCCTGACGGCTGTCCTGTAATCGTAGACCCGCCAGAACCTACTGGAAACTGGACAGATGCGTTAATCCCATATATCCCCCCGGTTGGGGAGATTCGCCGCATACCGGGGACAGCGATTACGCCTGTTCTGATTCAGGATGATGGCACGATGGCATGCAAGTATCTGAAGTGCCAGAGGGCAGAAGCTAATACCCTTCGCGTTTGGACAGGGATGAGTTTTGACGAGGAAAAAGGTATCGCAAGAATCGTTGCCCCTGGTGGGCACTCAGACCTCGGGACCAATTCTGTTTATCGGTTCGACGTAGGTACGCTGACATGGACGCGAGACTTTGATTATGCACAACCAAAGGCTCCTTTTCCTGACATGGTTGACCCGGATGGGAACGGTTTCCCACAATGCGTTGAACTAGAACAGGGTCCTCTAGGTGTTCATCATTATGACTCACTTGTTTACGTCCCGACGGTTGAAGCGACGTTTATGTTTCGCACCCGTTCATACAAGCCCGATGCTGTGAATGGGCTTAAGGGGTGTGAGTGGTTCCCGGAGAAATGGAACAAGCATATGTTTGCTTGGCATAACTCAGGGTATTACGAGGAACTGCCCGTTGAGCAATACGGAGACTACCATCGCACTGTCTACGATGCCGAACGCGACAAAATTTACTTTATCGGTTCTATTGGTGTCCTTTGGGAATTTGATCCTCACACCCTTGAGAAGCGCAAGATGCAGAATATCTCAGGGGGTCAGGGCGTTATGACGATGGATGGAAGAGACCTGTATTACTCTTCCACCGGGCGCGGCGTAGCGACATTGAGAATCGAACTAGACGGCACAATTAACTCATCGAAAAACATCATGCCAGCAGAGGCGCTGCCAGAACTTTTCAAAGTTCATGGATTGGCGGTATCCGATGGCGTTGTAACTATGTGGGACGGTACTACTGGAATTGTTCGATATGACATTGAGACGGAGGAACTGACTTCTTTTAATGCGCCTTCGGGTGATGACGATCTTTCTGGCGGAGTAGTGCAGGTCTATTCGAAATGGGTTCCTGCGATGCCGGGGGTATTCATCGGAATTTCAGAGAATGACGGGTGGGTGATCTATAACGATCATGCCGGTGGACAAGTAGTTGACCCTGACCCTGTGGTTGATCCAGACCCTGTGGTTGACCCTGACCCTGTGGTTGACCCTGACCCCGTGGTCGATCCTGACCCTGTGGTTGACCCTGACCCTGTGGTTGACCCTGACCCCGTGGTCGATCCTGACCCTGTGGTCGATCCTGACCCCGTGGTCGATCCTGACCCCGTGGTCGATCCTGACCCCGTGGTCGATCCTGACCCCGTGGTCGATCCTGACCCCGTGGTCGATCCGACAGCGTACACCTATCTAAAGCCG